AGTCGTGCGGCGGCGTGGGGGCCGCATCGGTCTGGGATCGCTGAGAGTTCCGAGCGTGCAGGTGATCGCGGGCGGCACCGGGGGCAGTACCGGGGGGCGTCCTACCGCCTAGTAGTCCACGACGCGGAAGGCCGAGGAGTCGGACTACACCTATGGCGGTCGGACGTTCGTGCGTAGCCCGGCGGATCAAATCATTCACGCGTTGATGACGGACCTGATCGGTCAAAAGCGCGACTTGCCTTGGATGTCGACCGCGCTTTGGCGGATGCAGCAGCTTAAGGAGTTGGAAACGGCCGCGCTGGTCAATGCGCGCGAGGGCGCAAATAAAACCGGGTTCTTCGAAGGGGAGGAGGGCTATGGTCCCGAGGCTGTCGAGGAAAACGGCGACGCGGTCGAGCTTGAAATCGAAAGCGAGGCGGGCGTCTATCATGAGCTGCCAGCGGGCGCGCGGTTCAAGGCAAACGATCCGACCTATCCTTCTGGCGAGTTTGCTCAGTTCTCAAAGCACCAGTTGCGCGGCATCGCCGCTGGTCTGGGCATCGCCTATAACAATCTGGCGAGCGATCTCGAGGGCGTCAATTATACGTCCATCCGGCAGGGCACTTTGGACGAGCGCGAGCATTGGAAAGACCTTCAGGAGTGGGTGGTCGAAAGCCTGCTTGACGGGATTTTCTCGCGTTGGCTGAAGCGGTCGCTGTTGGCCGGTCTGAACAAGTCGAAAGACAAACCGTTGCCTGCCGCAAAGCTGGCAAACTTCGCCGAGGTGAAATGGCAACCACGGCGTTGGGATTGGATTGATCCTAATGCGGACGTGAAAGCGGCCGTTCTTGCGAAGAATAATTTGCTCATGTCGCCTTCCCAGATCATTCGGGATCGGGGCCAAGACCCACAGACGGTCTGGCGCGACATAGCTCGGGATATCGCCGATATGCGCGCGGCCGGTATTCCGGAGGAGATTATCCAATTTGTCGTGCTTCAAAACTCGGAGGGTCAGAATGGCTCAGGAAACGCAGCCGGTCAAAGCGCCGGAAAAACAGGCGACGGGGATTAACGTGCGCTCTGTCTCTGAAATCGTAGGCCGGTGCATGACGCGCGCGGTGACGGTCGAGCAAATCAACGCCCCGGGTGCGTCGGGCCAGCGCGGCTTGTCTCGCGTGGCCGAGGTTCGGGAAATTGACGAAGAGGCGCGGACTGTCGTTCTGGCGTTTTCCTCGGAGATGGAGGTCGAGCGGTTCTTTGGGATCGAGGTGCTTTCGCATGATGTCGCCAGTGTTCGGATGGGCCGAATGGAAAGCGGCGCGGCGCTTTTGGTCAACCACGATTGGGATAATCAGGTTGGCGTGGTGGAAAGCGCGCAGATCGATGCCGACCGGCGCGGTCGCGCGGTTGTTAAATTCGGGCGCGGGGCGCGCGCGGAGGAGGTGTTTCGGGACGTGGTCGACGGTATTCGTCGGCATGTCTCTGTGGGGTATTTGGTCCACAAGATCGAGGTCGAGGAGCGGTCCGGGCAGGCCGATCTCGTCACGGTCACCGATTGGGAGCCTTACGAGGTTTCAATCGTCGCGGTCGCGGCTGATCCTTCGGTGGGGGTCGGGCGCGAAATGGGGACGGGAAATCCGCCAGAGGAAGGCGCGGGTTCGGGGTCCGATACTGAAACAGTTGAAGCGGTCGCTGGGAGTGCCGCGCAGTCGCAATTACGGAGTGAAGCGATGAAAGAGAAAATTTTGCGAGATGGCGCGGGTAATCTTGTACGCGCTATGGTCGATGATGCGGGCAAGATCGTTGAGGTCTTGGAAACACTCGAGGAAGCCGGTGAGGCTACTCGTCAAGGGCAGGCCGCTGGTTCCGATGCGGAGCGCGCTCGCGTTCGCGGCATCATGGAAATGGGCGAAAAATACGGGGCCGACGATCTGGCGCGTTCCTTCGTGAAGGAAGGCAAAAGCGCGGACGATTTTCAGCGGGCTTTGCTCGATCATGTCGATGGGCAGCGCAGCGCGTCGCCTTTGTCTGACCGCCACAATGTCGGTCTGACCGAGCGTGAAATGGACAAGTTCTCGTTTGTTCGGGCCATTCGTGCGCTTTCCGATCCTACCAATCGCCGGGCGCAGGAAGCGGCCGCGTTTGAATTCGAAGCGTCCGAGGCCGCTGCGCAAGCGATGGGCCGTTCGGCCGAGGGCATCATGGTTCCGCCTGAAGTTCTCACTCGCGCAATCAACACCGACACTTCCGGCACTCTTGCCGGTGATACCGGTGGCAATGCGGTTTCTACTCAGCTGCTGTCGCAGTCGTTCATCGACATGCTGCGCAATCGCGCGGTGCTGATGCGTCTGGCGACACCGCTGTCCGGTCTGGTCGGCAATGTCGACATTCCGCTGCAAGCGTCCGGTGCCTCTGGTTACTGGATCGGTGAAGACGTGGATGCGACCGAGGACGGTCTGGAGCTGGGCCAGTTGTCCATGTCTCCAAAAACCGTTGCGGCGTATTCCGAAATCACGCGCAAGCTGCTGAAGCAGTCGAGCATCGACATGGAGGCTCTGGTTCGCCGCGATCTTGCTACCGCTCTGGCGCTCACCATCGACTCCGCTGGCTTCTATGGGTCCGGCACCGGGGGTCAGCCTCTGGGCATTAAAAACTACTCGGGCATCAACGCAGTGGATTTCGCGGGTGCTGGTTCGGCTGGTGGTCTTACCGCTCTGCCTACCTATGCCGAAGCTGTGGCAATGGAGAGCGCAATCGCCGCGGATAACGCGGATGTCAATTCCATGCGCTACGCGATGGGGTCCGGCATGCGCGGTCACCTGAAAACGACCGAGAAGTTCTCCGGCTCTAATGGCGCTCCTATCTGGGAGCAGGGCAACACGGTGAACGGTTACGGTGCCGAGGTCACAAACCAGATCGTCGCTGGCGATCTGTTCTTCGGCAATTGGGCTGATGTCGTTGTCGGCATGTGGGGCGGCTTGGATATCACGGTCGATCCGTATTCCAATTCTAAAAAGGGCCGCTTGCGGATCGTCACCATGCAGGACGTCGATATCCTCCTGCGTCGCGTCGAGTCCATGTGCTACGGTTCTGACGCCACCTAATTCCCAACCGCCCTTGGGATAAACTCAGCCCGGTCGCCTTCGGGCGGCTGGGCTTCTTTTTTGAAAACAGGAGCTGCAAATGTCGAAATCTCACAAGCTGACGGTCACCAAGGCGTTTGTCCATGAGGGCAAAATCCGGGTACCTAAAACGTCGATCACGCTGACGGAAAAAGAGGCAAAGCCTCTGCTCGAGGCGGGCAAGGTCGAGCTGGCAAAGGGCAAGGCCGAAGCCGAGCCGAAAGCCGAAACCAAAACCGAGGCAAAGGCGGACTAGGCCATGCCTTCTCCGAGTTGGGAAAATCTGGACGCCTTCCTGCAGGTTGACGAGTTCGCTGTCGTGGCGACCATCACACCGGCGGGGGGCGCTTCTCGTTTGGTGAACGGGATTTTTGACGATCCGTTCCTTGATGCCCAGCTGGGCGAGTATCGGCTGGACACTTCGGTGCCGCGTTTTCTGTGCAGCGAGGTGGCTCTTGCCGGTGTTGCTCGGGGTGATGTGGTCGAGATCGATGCGGTTCAATATATCGCGCTGTCGGGTGCCAAGCCGGACGGGACCGGCATGGCGACGCTCGAGCTGGTGAAGCAGGAGGCGGGCGGTGCTGCGTTTTGACTTTGATGCGTCTGAAATGGCGAAAGTCGCCGAGGAATTTGGGGCGTCGGACAAGCAGCTGGCGTTTGCTTATTCTCGGGCGCTCCGTCGCACCGCGTCAAACATGAAAACGCAAGCGCGCAAGGGGCTGCGCGAGCGGCTCGGCTTGCGGTCGGCTGCGGAGCTTCGGACGCGCATGGCCGGGTTCAAGTTTCGCAAGGGGTCCGGTTCCGGGTCCGATCTGGGCGCGGTTCGTATGTGGTTCGGTCTTAACGATTTGCGCGCGGGTGCCTTCAAAGGTCGGCCGCGCAATTCGGGCAGCGGGGCCACCATCGCGGGCCGCGAAATTCCTGGGGGATTTGTTGCAAAAAATAGCAAGGGCCAGCGGACCGTGATGCGGCGGGTTGGCAAGTCGCGCTATCCCATCGCCGAGGCGCGTGTCGATATCGAGGACGAGGCCGCTCGGTTCATCGAGGACGAAGTCTTTGACGAAATCGAGGAGGTGTTTTTTCGCAATTTCCGCGCTGAAATTCGGGCGCGGACGATTTATGACGTGGGTGCCGCATGAACGCTGAAACCGAGATTGATCTTGATGTGCTGCATGATGCGGTG